CGACGCTCGCTGCGTCTGTCCGGGCTGCTGCTGACGCTGAACGAGCAGCGGCAGGAGCGAACGGTGTCAACACCGGTTGAGGTAGCGCGAGCGCATCAGCAGTCGCGGATCGCGCTCGCGTACGACACTGTCGCTCGCACGGCGGCATCGTGGCGCACGGCCGACCTTGAGTACCTCGATGCGTCGTGGAACGTCATTGCGCCGGCGCTCGTCGACCAGGTGTCGGAAGCGCAACGCGTTGCAGCTGCACGGTCGGACGCGTTCATCGACACTGCTGTGTCCGCGCAAGGAGCGGCGGCTGGGAAGGCGACCGTCAACCCGGACGCGTTCACGGGCGTGATGATCGACGGGCGTGAGGTCGGCCCCGCGATGTTCGGGGCGGTCACGCACACGAAGACGTTGATCGGCGCCGGCATGCCGCCGGCTCGTGCGTTCGAGGGCGGTGCGAAGTTCCTCGCGACGGTCGTGCAGTCGGCGATCGCTGACGCAGGGCGGCAGTCCGACCGGGTGTCGATGATCGGCAAGCAGATCACGCGGTACATCCGGGTCATCTCCCCAGGGGCATGCTCACGATGCGCGATCCTTGCGGGGACAGCATCAGCGGCGAAGGCGTTCGAGCGCCACAACAACTGCCACTGCACGGCGTGCCCGCTGCCGTCGTGGGATTCGCCGATCCCGAAGGGCTTCTACCGCTCAGCCGACGACTACTTCGACGCGTTGTCGCCGCAAGAGCAGAACCGAGTCTTCACGAACGCCGGGGCCGAGGCGATCCGCCACGGCGCCGACCCAACGGCGATCGTCAACGCCCGCCGCGGCGCGGTCGACTCGGGTGGTCTGAAGGAGCGACGGTCGGGGCTGACGGCGCCGCTCGGCTACGACTCGAGCGGCAAGCCGATCAAGGTCTTCACGACCAGCGAGGGAACCACCGTCCGCGGCGCATACGGGCGAGCCGAGATGCGTCGACAGGCGGAGCTCACGAAGGGTCCCGGCGATCGGTACCGACGGACCGTCAACCCGCGCTTGATGCCCGAAACCCTGGTCCAGATGGCCGACGGCGACGCCGAGAAACTGCGCCGCCTCCTCGGCCAGTACGGGTACCTCAACTGACTTCCCACCGTCTCCGGTGGAAGCGCCCACGTGCAGCGCATGCGCGGTCATGCCGACGGGCCTACGGAAGAAAGGGCACAGACCCCATGTCTGGAACGAACACCACCCCCGCGCGCGTCTACGGTCCTCGTCGATCGTCTCGTCTCGAGCTCATGGGCATCCGCTTCGTGAACGAAAACGAGGGCGGCGAGAACAACAACAGCGGCGGATCCGGCGAGAACAACCAGTGGACGCCCCCGGCGTCGCAGGAAGAGTTCAACCGGATCATCGCCGACCGGCTGTCGCGCGACCGCGAGAAGTTCAAGGACTACGACGCACTCCGCACCAAGGCGGAGCAGTTCGACCGTCTGCAGCAGTCGGGTACCGGCGCGGGGCAGCCCGCTGACGTCACCGCGCAGCTGCAGCAGTTCGAGCAGCGCGTCACCGCAGCGGAGACGACCGCGACGCAGACGCAGACGCAGCTGACCGAGACACAGACCGAGCTCGCCCGGAAGGACGTCGCGCTCGACAAGGGCATCGCCAAGGAACAGCTGCCCCTGCTGACCGCAACGACCAAGGAAGAGCTCGAGAAGCAGGCAGACGCGATTCTCGCGCTCACCCGCGGATCGGGTCGCGTGCCCGGTCAGGGCGGTGGTGGCGGAGACGCCCCCTCCGGCCTCGACGCCGGCCGCGCCGAGTGGGAGAAGCGGCACCCCAAGAAGAACTAGCCCCGCAGCAACAGTGCTTCGGGCTCGAGCGCTCTGGAAGGAGCACCCACCATGGATCTCACTCCTCGAGTTGAGACGTTCGGCCAGGAAGACCAGACCTGGCTGGACTCGGCCCACGGCACGGACGCTGCACCTAGCGGAACCGTCGACCTGACGAAGGGCTTCGTCGCGGGCACGCACTACGCGAGCGGGGACCTGCCGTCCGGCACCCCGCTGGGTCTCGTGACCGCATCCGGGAAGTACGGCCTGTACGACGACACGGCGACCGACGGCCGCCAGACCCTCGTCGGGCACACGCTCACCACGGTGCGAGCCCGTGGCGATGTCGTGGTCCCGGTCCTCGTCCACGGTCGCATCAACCGATCCCGCCTCCCGTTCGCCATCGACGCTGCCGGTGTGGCTGACGTCGCGGGCCGCATCCAGTACGTCTAAGGAGACCCACGATGCAGATCAACACCGACTACATCCAGCCGGCGGAACTGACCGGCTTTGCGCGTGAGGCCCTCGTCGACCTCGAGCAGAACCAGTTCACCCTCTCGGCGTTCCTGCCGTCCAGCCCCGTCGACGACCTGCAGTACCGCTTCAACCGCGGTGGTGTGGGCCTGGCCGACGCGGCGACGTTCCGCAGCTACGACGCGGAGGCGTCCATCGGTCGTCGCCCGGGCACCGTCCGTGTGACCGGCGATCTCCCGCCGGTGTCGCGGAAGATCCGGCTCGGTGAGTACGACCGGCTCCGTCAGCGGAAGGCCGACGAGTCCATCCGCGGCGGTCTCTTCGACGACACGGTGAACATGGTCACCGCCGTCGCCGCTCGCCTCGAGCTCGCCCGCGGCTCGGCGCTCTCGGCCGCGCAGGTCTCGTTGGCCGAGGACGGCGTCATCGCAACCGTCGACTTCGGACGCCGCGCCGCTCACACCGGTGTGGCGCCGGCGGCTCTCTGGTCGAACTCGGCCACGGCGACGCCGATCGCGGACATCATCGCGTGGGTCACCACGTACCGGAAGAACAACGGCGGCAAGACGCCGGGTGCCTTCCTCACGTCCCAGACGGTCCTGTCGAACATCCTGCGGTCGCAGGAAGTCCGCGGTCTCGCCGCCGCGAACGGCGTCACCCCGTCGATCATCAGCCCCCTGGTGCTGAACACGATCCTGCAGGCCTACGGTCTGCCGCCGATCGTGCTCAACGACGCGCAGATCTCCGTCAACGGAGTCGCCACCCGCGTCATCCCCGAGAACAACTTCCTCCTGCTGCCCGCCGTCGGCGACACGCAGCTCGGCGGGACGCTCTGGGGCACCACGGCCGAGTCGCTCGAGGAGGACTACGACCTCGCCGGCAACGAGCCCGGCATCGTCGCAGGCACCTACCACACGTTCGACCCGGTCGCCGTGTGGACGAAGGCCGCCGCCATCGCGCTGCCGGTCCTCGCGAACCCCGACCTCACCTTCCAGGCGGTGGTCATCTGATGGCCGCCACCAAGGTGTTCGTCACCGTCCACGACGAGAACGGCGCTCCGCACACGTTCGAACCGGGCACGGAAGTGCCCGACTGGGCCGCGCGGAAGATCTCGAACCCGAACGTCTGGGACGGCGACGCCCCCGTGTTCGAGGACGAGACCCAGGAGGGCGAGCTCAGCGACGCCGAGGTCAACGAGCCGGCACGTTCCGGCCGCGGATCCGGTCTCGCGGTCTGGGGACCCTACGCGACGGGCCTCGGCATCGAGGTCCCCGCGGAAGCAACCCGCGATGACGTGATCAAGCTCGTCGACGAGCACAAGGCCGCCCAGGCCTGACGCTCACCCTGGCGGGTCACCGGCACAACCGGTGGCCCGCCCCCACAACTTCACACATCCCTGCGGAGGTCGCCGTGTTCTGGTTCGACGTCGAGGCCGACGACATCGTGAAGCGGTGGCGTCCGCTCGAGCCCGCAGAGACCAGCGTCGTTGACCAGGTCATCGAGGACGCGCAGGACATCTACGAGGCGGCCGTCGAAGCTGCTGGCATCCCTGCTCCGGCGTCCGACGACGGCCGCCGCAAGCGGGCGTACGTCCGCGCCATCGCGTACATGGTCATCCGGGTGTTCAAGAACCCCGACGGAATCCTGACCGAGACGCTCGACGGGTACACCTACCGCCGTGACAGCGCCGTGTCCACCGGGATGCTGCAGCCCACCGCGGACGAGATCGACCAGCTCCGTCCCGTCGTCCGCCCTCGTCGGGGCGCGTTCACAATCAGGCCGTCATGAGCCGCGCGTCAACGATGGCTCGCGGCCGCCAGTTCGCCGAGACCGGCATGACCGACCACTGCGTCATCACGCGCACCAGGGTGTCCGCCGGGGCTGACCCCGACCCGGTGACAGGGCAGCCGGCGTCGTCGACGGACACGGTCTACGCCGGCCGCTGCGAGTTCATCGCCGCGGACACGGAAGCGCGCGACATCACCTCCGCTGGGCGGCCGGTGACACAGCAGGGCGCAGTCCTGAAGCTTCCCGTCGACTCCGACGGGTCCGCGCTGATAGCGGCAGGCGATGTGTTCGTCGCCACTCTTACGCAGAACGGCCCCGACCCGATCGTCGTCCGAGGACGCGTCGGTGGAGGCCACCACCAGACCGCTGCCGTCTCTCGGCGCATCCCCGTGGAGGTGACGTCCAGTGGCTGACGACGAGCTCTTCATCGACGCGCACCAGCTGAACCAGGTCGCGGTCGCGCTCGGCAACGTGCCGGCCGCGACGCTGCCGAAGGTGCGGTCCGCGGTGCAGTTCAACGCGAACCTGGTCAAGCAGGAGTGGCGGAAGTCGCTGCAAGGGAACCGGTTCGCGCCCCGGGTGCCGTTTTCGATCTCGTACGAGACGCACGAGCTGGCCGATGCAGTCACCGCCGAGATCGGCGCTGAGAAGGGCACCGGCCGTCAGGGCGGTGTCGCCCTGCTCCTCGAGTACGGCGCCCCTGCCAAGAAGCTCTCTCCCCGCGGCTACGGAGCGACCGCCGTGCTCGACAACCTCGACGATCTGCGGCAGGGCATGGCGAAGGCGATCGAGGACGGCATCGCGGCGGCTGGACTGTGACCGCCGCGACAGAAGACTTCGACGAGACCGTAGCCTTCCGCGATGTCATCGGCAGCATCCCGCAGCTTGTCGGCCGCGTGGGCGTCGGCCGGGCGCTGACGAACCCTGACGGCACGGTCATAGCCGCTGACAAGCCGTACGCAGTGATCTACGGCTCCCGCACGGACGAGTCGACGGACCGGTTCGCTGCTGCGGGGTGGCGGCGCCGGCCCACGTGGATCGTGCACGCCGTCGGCTCGTCCGAGCTCGCTGCTGTAGCGGCTCTCGGCTGGATCGACGACAAGCTGCGCCCCGGATCGTTCCGCCGCGGCATCACCATCCCCGTTCGCGGCCGAATCACCTCACCGGTGCAGCGACTCGAACGGCCGGGCAACGCCGAGGACGACGCCATCAAGCCGTCCGTCTGGTCCGCGATCGCTGTCTACGGCTTCGAGTCCAACCCCGCCCCCACAACCACCTGAGAAGGAGACCCTCATGCGAGAGAAGCCACTCGTCGACAAGGTCGACGTCGTCATCGGTTCGGAGGGCGAAGAGCGCCTCGTGACCGTCGCGAAGCCGATCGCGGACCGCTGGCCCGACGT